GGATCAAAGACCTTTGCGATGTGATCCTCCGTCACCTTGAACCGCTGCAACTTGGCATCGAGTTCCTCAGGGGTCATCTGTGCGTGCTGCGTTGGTTGTTGAGCCAAGGCCGCACGGGTGGCCAGATCTACGATCTGCTGTTGGGAAAGTTGGTTTCCCGAGGGGTTAGGAGTATCATCAAGATCATCCTCGTCATCGGAATCGTCATCACCACTTGGGTTTTGTTCGAGTTCCATTTCATCGTCGAGCTCGTCGACTTCGTCATTCTCAGCTGGGAGAGGCATATTATTCGTTTGTTGGATTTAGTTGGGCTTTCAAGTCTTCCTCCATTGAGGAGAAATAGACAGAAATTTGTTTCAATTCACTCGCAGAGCCGAGGAGGCGTTCGCGATTGATGAAAGATTCGAGTCCACTGGGGACAATTTCGAGGAGGGTGGCAGTTGCACTCTGGAGGGAATCTTGGATTTTAGCCAGGAATTCCTGGAACAGAGGCTGGGCCTGGAAGAGCTGGAGGCTGTCCAGTTGGGCTTGGAGCGACTGGCGCTCCTGTTGGGAGAGGGAGGGCATTTGGTGGGGTTGGTGGGGCTTTGAGTTGGAATCGGTCAAGGTTCTTCAGGCCACGGAGGGCTTGGATTTCCTTAATCATCGCGACGAGGTCGAGGCCGGTGGAGGCGAGGACTTCAGGGTTGGAAGCGAGGATGCCGACGAGTTCTTGGAGGCTCTGAGCGATGTAGTTCTTCTCGCTGGAGAGCGTCCCGTCATACATGAAGTAGTCTTCATTGCCGACGAGAAGGCGGGAATCCTGCGGGTGGAAGAGCTCCCAGGTGGGAAGGGCGTCCTCGACTCCGAGGATCTTTTCATAAGTCTCAAGGGAGAGGTCCTGGCGGCAGTTGAGAAGCATCTTGCGGCCCTGAGGGGCAAGGCCATCCACCCAAATGGTGGCCGCGATGAGCTTCATTCGACTTGCAGCGCCCGCATTGGCGGCTCGATTTTCTGTCGCTGAGCGGCGACCGCTGGCAGTCTGGCCCATGGCGTTTTCATTCACGCCAGTGGTGACCTGGGAGAGACGCTGGATGGTTTCCGCGTCTTGAAGGTGAGTGGCGGTGACGTCAACTGTGCGGAGCTGCTGGATGAACTTGTCCACGCCGAGACGCGGCGTGTTCTTCTTCATCATGATGTATTTCTGACCACTCGTCAGGGAAGCAACATCAACGAAAGAGGGGTCAATGACGAGGCGGCCCTCGATGTTTTGACGGACAGAAGCGATGCGGGCGTTGAAAAGCCAAGTGACGACCTCCTGCATAGGGGCGATCATCGAAGAGAGGGAATCGGACAGCTCTGTGTGCTGATCCGGGGACATCGTTAAGAGATCATAGGTGAACTCTCGGTGCGGAGCATTGAGTGGTTCAGCGGAAATGATCCTTCCGTCATTCGCAACCCCGAAAACCCACAATTCCTGCTGCTTGGAATCGGAAAGCTTGTATTTGGAGGGGATGATCTTGGCCTGAACAGTGGTGACGACCACCATGAAGTCGTCTTTCTCGAAGCCTTTCCGTTGGACTTGAGGCTCGACGTTCGAGAGGCGAGTGGTTTGCGCTCTTTTCTTCCAATCTCCAGCCGCGAAGATTTGAATATGCTCCGTGCCGAACACCTTTCCTTCTTCTTCCATGGACTTGAGGTCCTGGATGTGGAAAGCGGTCTCATCAGCAGCAAAGCGGCCTTCCTTCCAGCGGGCGAGTGGCCACCGAATGTCGTAGAAGAAGTTAAACGGGGAGATGACTTCAATGAAGTTGCCTTCGTAGGAGATGACTTCCTCAGAGAGGTCATCTTCAGTCACTTCCTCCCCGAGTTGAATCCCCGTCATCAAGGAAGAAAGCATCGAAACTGGGTCTTCTTCCTTCTCCACCTCGAAGCTTTCATGCTTCCAAGAGGTTTTCATGACTCCAAGGTTGAACCTGGCCATGTCGAGGAGAGCAGAAACGAGCTTGGACTGGTAGCCGGTCTGGCGAAGCTCTCTGTCAATGATCGCTTGACAGGCATCGCGGATCTTGCCGTAGTCTTCTGAGCCAGTGGGAGTCAGCTCGAAGATGCTGTCTTTCTGGGTGTAAGCCAGGAAGAGGAAAGTTACGAGAGTATTGACCTGGGCATAGGACATTGGGACCGTGAGCTTCTCAGGCTCCCGTTTCTGCCTCGCCCGCAGGTCATCAGTGTCGATTGGGCGCTGGGATTTGTAAGAAGCGAGGGCAGCATCCCAATCTGGATAGAACTTGCCCATCCCATTCCGGGCAGAATTGACATTCTGAACGAGGAAACGACGAAGCTTCTCCAAATCTTCATCTGGAATCTCAGCCTTGAGGCGCTTTTCAATTTCGGGGGTCATCTCGTTTTGGTCTAAGCTGCGATTGGTTTCAGGGAACCTTCACTGAACGGGCTCAAGTCAAGGCGTTCCCTGTTGAATCTTAAATCCCGCTGGTCGTAAGTGGCCGTTGTGGGATCTTTCCATTCAAGCCCCACCACGCAGGCCCGGTAGAAACATTCCATCATGTGGTCGTCTTTGTCAACTGGTTTTTCTTTTTCTTTATCCCACACGTAGGAGTAGAATTCCTTCAAAGTCCGAGTGCAACAGGAATTGAAGTGAAGGAAATTTGGTTGGTTGAGGGCCTGCTTGGCCTTCTTGATCCCGGTGGCAAGCTCCTTCGGGGCGGGTTCAACATCAAGGCCAAACTCCGTGAACACATCAGCGAAACACCTTCCATCGGTGGGGTTGGGAATGAAAGCCGCAGGCTCAATGAGGATCTCATGTGGAACCCGACCCTTCAGAAGTTCAATGATAACCTCGCAAAGTCCGGAAATCAACCCACCGCAAGTTGACCAGATCTCCTGATAGCAGAAGGCTTCGCCAGTTGGACTCGTGGCCCAGAAATGTGCAGCATGGGGTGTTCGTGGATGGGTGTCAATGAACACTCGAATGGTGTAGTTGTCAGGTGGTTCATCAAAATCCTTCCACCCTTTGGGAAGTTCCGTGTAAACGTGTGTGTCTTGGTCGAATTCACCATAGACGAGCCCCTGAGAGGACTTCGGCAAACCGTAGATTCGACTAGCCCTCGTGGCTTCGTCCAAACTCCTGGCGTAAATGTCCAGGCCTTCCTTGGGAATATTCGTGTTATCATAGCTGGATCCAGTCATGATCCAGAAGTTCGTGTCATCCGTCCTCGTCCAGCCTTCATCAAAACTGGATTTCATCAGCTTCACAGGAAGAAACTCCTCATTGATCCACTGTTCAGAAATCGGAGTGCAGGTGAACCAGGCACTTCCATTGGTGTCAGAAAGCCCACGAGCATTCGCCTCCCACATCTTCTTCGGAATCGGCTCATCGACATGAATCCAATCCCACTGGCTAGACTCTTGCCCCATCGGATTCGCCATGTAAGAGCGAATGGTGTCAAGTTCAATCGTCGAGACAGTGCCAAAGATATTCTTAACCAAGATGACAGAAACTTCCCCGGCCTGATTCTTTTGGGTATCAATAATCCGATCCTTTGGAATCAACTTCATAAGTTTACCAGTCTCCGGACTCGTGAAGATTTCCCGGGCCTTATCCCAGTCAGCAACAAGAATCACTCCCTTCGTTGCGCGACTCGGTATGCCGAGTTTACGGACCGGGCTGGATTCAGGAAGCCAGAGACGAGCACCGAGGGCGAAGGCGACATCCTCAGCAGCGCCGCAAGTGGACTTGCCGAAACGGTTTCCAGTGCGGAGATAGCGGCGTTTGTGGGAAGCTGCTGCGTGGAATTTGGCTTGCTTGTCATGTGGGCGATAGGCGTAAATGCCGAAGTCGGTGCGGAGGGTTTTAAGGCGGCGGAGTTTGGCTAGGCGCTCTTGGACTTCTGGGTCAATAGGTGGTTGGATGTCCATAAGATTGGTTAAACTACACGCCAGATGCGAAACATAGATTTGTAATCATAAGGCGTGCTAGTGGTTGATTGATAGGCGAAGTTTGAGACAGCTGTATCGAGAATCTGCTCGTGCGTGGTGTAAGTGAAGGTTGTGCCGTCCCAGTTAGTGTTGGTCCAACCGATCTTCAAAGGCCAATAGTTGGCAACGGAGATGATGTTGTAGCTGAATCCGAAGGCTGGATCACACGTGGATGTGTGACCAGTGACGCTAATTCCAGTGAAATAGGAGACGGCAGTGGTGAGGATTGAGATAAAGGAGTCTGTGTAATCACTAGACCCGGAGTTGTAGGTGTAGCGAATCCCGAAGGCTGGAACTGGAGCTATGCGTAAGCTGTCTCCAGTGTAGCTAAACCCAGGTTTTGGAGGTTGTGAAGCCATTTAAGAGATCCAAGTGCGGTATGTTGGTGTCGACGTGGAAGTTCCATTATCATTGCAGATAATATCGAAGCTGTAGAAGCGGTATTGATTGACAACTCGACCCGCCTGCCAGGAGAATAGGAGGAAGTAGCGATCTGTATTAGTGGAGGTTTGAAGAGAAGTCTGAGCAGAAATTACTCGAGAGTTGACATTGGCACTTATGACAGTAGATCCTGTTGTGACTAGAGTGTAGTTAACGCAGACATAAACGTAAGTTAGTGTGGAGGCACTAACAGTGAGAGCTGGTGGAGTTGGGTCATCAATCGCAGTGCCCCCTATTGTGGGAATTCCGTTTGCAACATAACCTGGAGAGATGGTGAGTGAGGTGGAGCTGGCTGCTCTGGGTTTGAAATTATAGATAAATCCGACTGGAAGAGCAGAACTCTCCAGAACTGAAGAAGGAAGTTCGAAGGGTGTGAGGCCTTGGAATTCAGTCTTGGAGATGTCAGCGAGATCGACGTTCCGGAAACGAGACCAGTCTGGCTTCTCGTCCATCTTGTTCTCGTAGATGGTGAACTGTTTCATGTTCCAGGCTTGTATGCTTCAACCGTCTTACGAAGCCAACCACCTTGGGAGAGCTCTTGGCGGTCGGAGATAATGTGAGTGGTGGGCCAATCGGTCAGGGATGTGGCGGCGAGGGAAAAGGAGACGGAGACATCACCCCAAGATGGATGGTCTGCGGTGTCCTTAGTGGCAAGGGTCCAAGCACCGTAAGCGGAGTGGAGTGTCTCGGGGAGGCTAAAGGAATTCTGGTAATATTGAACCCCGAATGGCTGGCCTTGGAGGATGGTGGAAGGGACGGAGATAGTGTGTCGCTGGGCGGACCAGGTCTCGGTGGTCTTGATCTTCGTCGGTCCGCGGTAGGATTTGAGAGTGTAGGACCAGAAATAATCTGCGATGTAGCCATCTACGTGGAGCTTGGCAGTGGCTCCCAGAGAAGTGAGAACTGGAACCCAGGGGTAGGATTCAATGACATCGAATTTTGTTCTCGCAGTCCCTGCAGTCGGTGGGCCAAAAAGGAAAGCAGATGATCCTGCGGGAGCTTCGTCTGGTCCAATGTAAACGTAGGAGTTGAATCCATCTTCAATTCGTTCCTTGGCATCGAATGTCCAGTTTTCGTAGGTTGTCAAGAAAGCGGGGAAATTCGATGGCTTCAACAAATTATCCAAAACCTCTACACGGAAAATCCGCTGTTCAAGGTCAGCAGTGCCTAGGGTCTGGAAACGTTTGGACATATCGGGAAGTGGGATTTACCGACCTTAGATGGTGAAGCGAATGCGGGAGCGGACGAGCTTAACGTTGCGGATGTTGGTGCAAACCATACCGCCTGTGCGGGAGCCGGCGGAGTTGGAATTGCCTTCGACTGTGTGGAAGTTGCCGTTTTCGTCCGGAGCGCTGGTGGCGATACCGATGTGAGAGAAGGTGAAGATGACGAGATCACCGCGTTGAATAGCTCGCCCTGCGGGCTTCGCGGTCTGGGTGGTGTTGTCCTGTTCGAGGGACCAGCGTTCAAAGTCCCAGGCGCCAGCGGTTTGAGGGCGGTGGAAGCCATCGGTCTCTCGGATCTTTTCGAGGTTCATCGAAGCGCGAATGACCCAGCAGACGAAGGCTGCACACCATGGGCCCCAGTCTTTCTGGTCAAGCCAGGTGGAGCGTTGATATTCGTCAACGCGAGGGCCTCGATTTGTGGAGCCGACTTCCTTCACGCCGACTTCGGCGAGGGCGGTGAGGACAAGGCGTTCGGTGAAGGCACTCATTTGCCGGAGGTGGTTTCGATGGTGGAGGGTGTCAAGATGATGGCCTCGGCTGAGCGGACGTCTTGAGCCTCGGCAGGCGTGATGGCTCCACGGCGCTCGGCAACTGTGAGGGCGAGATTGACAATGGAAGAAAGGCGGGCGTTCTGCTCGGGAGTGGAACAGGAAAGGAGGAGGAGTGGGAGGAGTGGGAGGATGGTTTTCATTGTGGTTTGTTATCTGACACGTTGTTGGCGATGACTTGAGTGGTATCGGAGGCTACTTGTTTGGAGCTTTGATAGACTAGGCGGGCTTCACCCGCTTGGACGAGTTGCTCTGCAATGGGAGCTGCTCGGTTGTAGGAGGATTTGACGAGAGGCCAGGAAAGGATATAAGCAATGAAACCGTGGAGGAAGCCGGCGCCCACCTTGAGAAGCGGGTCTGCGAGGACTTCGGTGATCCAAGGGTGCATCATGGACACCAAGCGGGGGCCGACGACGCCCACCATGAGGGCGAATGCGCAACGGCCAATGACAATGCGACGGACTTCTTGTTGGGTGTTGAGGCAGAAGGCTCCACCGGCTGCGATGGTTGCACCGAGCATCGGGAGGAGAGTCCATTCTAGGAGCTCCAGGCGGGAGGCTGGGGCGTAGGCCAACATGAAGGCGGTGATGGCAGACTGGATGACCAGAGTGATGGTGGTTATGGCTTCCGCGAGATAGGAATGTGGCATAGAATTTGAAGGGGTCATCTCGGAAATGCGGCAGAAGCGGGTCTGAGCGAGGGTGGAGAAGAAGTCTTGGGGGAGCATGGTTACGGGAAAGTTGGATTTGCCAAACGGTTTTCTTGAATCATCTGTTTTCGAGTTCGACCAAGTCCAGTTGGGTTCTCCATGGACTTCAACTGAAACAGTTTCGGAAATGCTACATACACCACCAGCCTCTTACCTCGCATTGATGTGATGTAGCCGCTCAGTCGCGTGATCGTGTCGCTCGGCAGCGAGCCGTCGCCAATCCACGGCTGCAAAATCTTCGGGATCGTCTCACCGAGTGTCGCGTCTTTGTGCACTGGGATGCTGAAATCGGTCGGCACCCGCAGCCATGTTGATTTATCCAGTGCCGTCTCCACCGGAAACAACACCGTCGTTCCGCGCGTCGGATTCGGATCAGACAGCTCCCATAGTGCGGCTGTCAGTGCTGATGCTTGAGAGGAGGGAATGTAAGCGATCATATTCCAAAGTAAGCTTTCTGGTTGGCCTCAAACGCAGTTCGGTCCGCCACCGTTGACCACGCCACAGTTTCGCTGATGGATGCAGCCAGCCAGAAAAAGCTCTCCATGTTGCCGATGGTCAGCGGTGTTGGGTTATTGGAAGTATGGCAGTCCACTCCGAGGATCATGGGTGAGTTGATCGGAGCGCAGTCAAACGGAGAACTCAGTGCCACGCCATTTCTTCTCACCGCATCAGGCAA